AATTTGAACTGAGAGTTTTGCGCGCTGTTCATCTTGAGGAGTCACGCCTAACTGCTCTGCGATCTTCTGCTTATCTACTTTGCGAGCAGCAGCCGCATCTGCATCTGCTTTAAATAGCTCAATTGTAGCGGCTGCTGAGGCATCAAGCGCGTTTCGCTGTGCAGCTACTGTGTCTTGAGTTTGTGCGAGCGTGGCATTCACCTGAGCTGTGAATGCCTCCTCATTCTTGCGATTAAGCGCAGTGATAGTTTCCAGAGCTGAGGCCATTAGATAGGTACTCCTTTAACACGGCGAGGTTTGTATCCGAAAGCAGAAAGCAGCTTATCGAATTGATCCACACCGAGGGCAGAAACAACATCAGCGGGGATCACATATTCCCCACCATCCAGAGCTACGAGAGAGTCATCTACGCCGGGCTTGGAATCTCCTGCAACTGAGCCACCTTTTGCAGCAGTTGAGGTTCCAGAATCTCCAGAGGCTCCAGAATCAGCTGGGCCAAATCCTCCTGAATTTCCCCAGCCGCCTCCGATACTTGCACCTGGGCCGCCACCTGTATAACCTGCACCAGCGCCAGCATTTGTATAACCAATATTGGATACGTCAGCATTATTTACAGCTTGTTCCGCCTCTACAGGCATTGCATAATCAGGATTCTCATGCTTGAATTGCATCTCATTTTTGAATGCAGCTTCAAACTGGTCTGCTTTGTTCTTTGCAGAGTCCTTATCATTAAGCTTTGCAACAGCGAGGAAGTAGTTCAGAACTGTAAACGGAGTCACTGGAGCATCCATCGCCACATTCTTAGCTACAGGATTTACAGCAGCCTTAGCAAGATTGCCTATAAACTGCTGCAGGGTTGGTGCGAATGGAGTATATTCAGGAAATCCAGGAACAAAGCCATCAGGCGTAACATTGCTGGGAGCAGCAGCTCCATAATTTCCAAAGCTACGTGAGCCATCAGAGTAATTAGAAAGAGTTGGAGTCACACGAATTCTAACAGGAGCTTGAGGAGCTTGAGAGGCGCCCGTATTTGTAATGAGGCCTCCACGAGCTGCGCCTTCAATAATGGAAGATCCTACATCCTCTGCAACTCCAGAGCTTCCCAAGGTTCCCCACATATCAAATGCAGAAACCATATCTGCGCTAGGTTCCGCCCAGAAAGATACAGCCTCATCAGCACCTGAAGTTCCAAGAGTTCCCCACGTATCATAAGCTGCAACCATGTCTGGACTTACTTCTGCGGAGAAGTCAGCCGCGCCGCTGGAGGTGTCAAAATAATCAGATGCAGCATCCCACGCTTTCTTTCCAGCAGGATAGAGGGCTGCGATTGCAGAGAGATATTTCGCTTCATTCCCGCGAGTCACACCTGCAACTTGCTTCGTGTCAGTTTGATTTGTGCTAGCAAGAGCTGCATTCGTGGCAATCTTTGCCATCAGGTTTTCCACAGATGCTTGCTGCCCACTGGAAGAGCGCAAACCTGTGCTTCTATGAGCTGCAATAATATCTCGCAATCCGCCATTTCCTGCAAGTTGTTGCGCCATCATTGCTTGAGCTTGCTCTGCAGAAACATTCTGTGAGCGAGTTGTGGTTTCTTTGCTTCCTCGCGCGGTTTGAATTGCGTTCAAAAATGCTGCAAGCCCGCCAACAGTTTCATTCAATGCGGCCATCTTAGGCTCCTAAATAAATGAGTTCCGAATCTGTGATTGACACGCCAACCTTCTGCGTACCCACAGCATTAGTCAACACGCCCGGAAGTGTTGATGTGTAATACGCACTTCCGGGAATCAAACCTACAAAGAGTTTCAAGCATTTCGCTCCAGCTTGCAGTTTCACATATTCTCCTGCAAGCTTCTCTTCAAGCGCAATGAAAATTGCTGGATATACTGTGGGCTTAATTGCAGGAGTTACATCACCAGTTCCTGCAACTAGCCCCATCGCCATTCCAATTGTGCAATCCGCGAGAGTCTTTCTAAATATGAATCCTGCGCCCCATGTTTCCGAAGGTGAGAGCTGCGAGCGGTCCGCATCTTCATAAGAAGGGCCAGCTATATAATCGTTCAGTTTCCCATTTTGCTCTTTTAGGGCATTGTAAAGTTTTACAAATTCCATGAAGTTAGGATTGTCTGAACTTGCCTCAGTTTGAGCTGTGATTCCTTGCTTTGCAAACGGCATCATGCTCTCCCATGAATATGATAATGCAGCACAACTGTGCGAAGAGAGAATGTGCCAGAGATGATGATTTTATGATTCGTGCCTACAAGTGTATATGTGCGATGGCTGCGAGATTGTGCATATCCAGCAGAGGAATATACATCATCAAATCCATCAAGAGAGCTTCGCACAACCACTTGGCAATCATCACTCTGGAGGGAGTCCACTGCAACTGAATCGATTGCAATCATGCGCTGGCGAATGTGCTGATATTTACCGAGCGCTACAATTGCTTGTCCAGCTCCGCCAAAGCGTACAATGTTGATTGCACCTGTGACTGAGATTGTTGCGATGTTTCCGTAATACTCAAATATCCCCACATGATCTCTGCGAAGTTTACCTGATCTCTTTAGATAAAGATCATAAACAAAGCACCACTGATAGGTGCCTACAAGTTTGCTCTTATACGAGACACAAAGATAGCGATCTTTAACCACTGTGACTTGGACATCAGCACCTTGTTCCCAGATTTCTTCAATCAGCTGCCCGCCAACATCAATGTAATCAATTACCTGATTCGTGAGTAAATCAGTTAGCTCAGTGATGAAAGGTTTCGCATCTGTGTTTGTGATCTGATTGAGACCTGAAGAGGTGTATGCGTAATGGGAAACTGTATTCCAATCAGCAACTACTTGCTTAGGATGAGAAATACCTCCAGAGCCTGAGATTTCTCTGAGAGTGAAAGGTTCATCTGCGCGAGAGGTTGAGAGCGCGGCAATTGCATTGCCCTCACAATAGATGATAAATCCAAGAGTTGTGGGCACGCAGGAAACAATCGCGCCCTTGCCTGCCATAATTACGCCGTTGCCGGCGCCTGTTAATTCGGAAGGTACAAAATCTAATGGATTCTCGAATGCGCTCCAGTAGATTGTGTCCTTATCCCACACCGCGAGATAATTAGTTGTGGAAAATACTCCCCGAATTTGGACATCCTCAAGTCCGGGAGTTCCAAGCGGGCCGATGATGAGGTCATTTGTGGCAAGATCATACAGCATCAGACCTACGCCAGATCCAACAACCGCGACAACTATCTTATCATTCATGCTGGCGGCTGTGATGTATCTCTTATTCCCCCACTCAGGAGAGTATCCAACAGGAATAGAGGCGCGCTTCCAAGTGTGCTGATTTGGCTGCATTATGTAAATGCTACCTTGCAATGTAAGAACAAATAAGATTTGTCCTACACTTGAGCTAGAGGTGCGCGCCCAATGAATGACCGCGTCTCCCGGGTAATAGAATTCAATTGGAGGATCCACATCAGGAAAATATACTGAGTCAAATCCATAATTAGTTGGAAGCGCATTCTCAACATAATACACCTGAGGCGCAATAATGTCTCTCTCCTCACTTGGAGGCAATTCAGCTTTCCGGGAGGAGAGAGACTCATATTGCGGAGATACAACAGTACTGGAAAGATGTGCAGCACGTTGCGGCCACATTGCATTTGAGAGTGTGGCCCGGTAAGCTATTTGTGTCATTTCATTGGCCCTTGCAGAAACTTAGTCCAAGCTGCGTAAATCAAAAAGGTGAGGACTCCTATGAGTCCCCACTTCGCCAGTTCAAATGTGAGCTTTTTAAAAAACGTGGCCACCTCACGATTGCGAGCTATGATTGATTCGTGATATAAGCGATGGCCTTGCATGTCCCCGTTAGGAAATGCCTCAAGGATGGGGCAGCTCTGGTACTGGCATTTGTCGCTCTGCTGTTCCGGAGGCTGTGTCATTGGCAGGTTTCCTTTCGTTGTAAGCAATAGCTACTTGCTGAAGTTGAAGAAATGCTTGGGCTCCTGTAGAACTAGGAGTGTTAGCAATGATTTGAAATACTGCATTGAACAGCTCCACTGAGAGTTCAACAGGAGCTTGAGTTTGAGTTTCCATAAGAGAATTTCCTTTTGATTAAGAGCCAATTGCACCATGTCCCCATTCAGGACGGAGGTCAGTAATGAGTGCTCCCCACACTTTGTACATAAGGCCAACGTGGAAACTAAGAGTTGCCAGATCCGCCCCTGCCGCTATTGATTCCCCAAGGTACCTGAAATCCATATTAGGATCGAAACGATAAAATGCGTTCGATCCTGCGTTATCATCAGCGATATTTGTGGCATTCGCGTATCCCCACTTAGGTTTACGCTTACCTAGAACTTTCTGTCCATTCACCCCATAGAAATGAGAGGTGCCAATATCTACTGCAAGATTTGAAGTAAGTGTGACAGACTCTTTTATTTTAATCCCTGTGTTTGCGGAGGCAAAGCGTATGTTAATTAAAGAATCCGTGTGCGGGCCTTGGATTCTGATTGCTTGTGCGGGATCTACACCTGTAAAAGAATACGTGCTTCCGGGGAATATCAAGAGACCTTCCTCACAGTATTGCTGAACCTCAATGCCAATCTTCCACTTAGCGCCATTATCCCCCAGTATTAGTATTCCGTGACCTGCGCGCTTATCTGCTGAAACTCCAACACCGCGCACAGCTTTGGAATCATTACAGACAATCAGCGCGCCCTTTGCGAACGGCTGGTGTCCAGAGACCCACGCATCTAATTCTGCTCCTATGATTGCGCGGTTTGTCTGCGCTCCATAGGTCATATCACAGGCTTCGAAGCAACCTCCCCATACTCCGCCATATCCGCCGGCCTCTCCAGTTACAGAGGATGCAAGGGAGTTTCCTTGACCATAGACACCTACAACTCCGCAGCCTCCGTGAGTAGAATTATTATCTGCAACTGCTGTAATTGCCCACTCCGAATTCGCTTGCACTGAACTGGAATGCGCGACCGCTGCAATTGTCGTATTTACGAACCCGGCAGTTCCTACGCCAGATGTCCCTCGCGCATCTCTCACACCTATGATTGCATTCTTCGAATCTGAGCCATTGATTCCATTAAGCGCAGAGATCACGCCTCCTGTAAGTTTTAATGATTGAGTAGATACCTCATTCTGCCTAATTGCATTAAAAAATGTGAGCGCGCTTGTAGCTCCCGGAACTGCTCCACTTGGCCAAGGTGATCCATTCCAAGTAGGCAGCCCGGAGGCTTGGTTAATTTGATTAAGTGCGTCAACGTTTGCAGGAGGATAAGCACCCGCCGGGGTGCCTTCCACAAGCTCTTGAGAAAGTTTATTGATCATTATGAAAGCTCCGCATTAAGTATAATGGTTTGCAGTGCCGCTGTAGTTTGATAGCAGACAAGATTGTCTTTGTCTGTACCTGTACTTGTGAATCCTGTCCCACCCCCGGAGATTGTCGGAGTTTTGTGCATGCTGATTTCCGCAGTTGCACGAGAGGAGGATGTTGGAACCCAGAGTTGCAGCACTTTATAATACCTTTCTCGCAGCGCCGCTTCAACTGCAATTGGCCTCAGCTCAAAAGGCTCATATTGTCCAATTGCACGAAGCGCGAGATCCCCACAGAAATTGTATGAGGAAGCTCCAACTGCTCCAGTATACACAGAAATAACTTCAACTTGCAAACCGTTCATGCAATCTGCAGCTGCAAGTGTAGTTGTAAATGCTACTTGTGCGACTGTGTTAATTGGGAGCGCGCCATAGTCTGGACTTTGCACAACAAGAGTTTGCGCAGAGAAATTATTTTTCGCATTCGCTTTATAAATTCTCACGTAATAATTAGATAGAGGCGTGCCCCACGTAGTCAGTCTGCAGGAAAGAGTTACTACTCTCCCAGCAAATTCTTGTGTATCAGCAGCTTCGATCTTGTGAGAATAAACAATATATCCACTTGCTCCAGTTACTGTTCCAAGTGCGCAGAAATGAAGAGAGCCAGAGGATGTGCGAGCGTCTTGTCCATCTGAGGCCTGCGTAATAGTCCAACCGGAAATTGCACTCCATCCACCAATTGTGGTTGTGATTCCATCTGCGCCAAGATTGTTAATTCCAAGCACTGCTGCACCAGAGCCTTTCCTAGAAATGCGCATACAACCATTGATTACTTTATTCTTAAATCCTGAGGATGCGGAGCCATTCACATCTGGAATTTGCAGAGCCCCTCTTCCTGCAACAGGAGTCACACCTATTCCAACTTCTCCAGAAGCTAGAATCTCCTGTCGAATTGCAGCACTCGTATAAAATCTTAAAGGTAAATAAGTTCCAGAAGCAGGAGTTCCTGAATATGTAGAAAGAATCCCAGCCTCAACTCCCCCTGTACAACGAAGTTGAAGTCTCTGTGCATTATCAGGATAAGGCCCACCAAATGCCATCAACGCAGAAACGTTGGAAGTTCCATTAGGAATTGTCCCTATTGAGGTAGTTCCATTTACTGTGCTTGTCTGAAACAGCGTCCTCTGCGCGAGCGTGCCATTGGAGAAATCCGCTGTGATTCTGCGAGAGGCTCCAATTATATTCAAATTCGCATTCAAGTTCCCATCAAAAGAACTTCCAGATCCTGAGCTTGCCGCGTTATTAACCTCTCCAAACTTAGATGCAGCTACAAACACAGCATCATTTGCGTTATTTAGAGCAGTTGCGCCACCTCGCACAAACAAAAATCCCCTGAACGAGGTAGATTTCGTAATTCGAGCTGCGTAGTGAGTCTCATTCTGCACTCCTGCTTGAGCAGCTAGGAGAGAGTTATATACAGTCTGCCCATATTGGAGAAGGGAATTCCCGCTCGTGGTGATGAAAATGCGAACTGCTTGCCAATCATTGTTTGAAACAACGCCTGCTGGAACTCCGGCAGCTGCCGCGCCACCTGCGTCATACACAGCTGGGTTAAATGTAGTTACCAATCCACTGCCAGTGAAGATATTATTTGCGTTGTTGCGGCAATAGGTTGAGAATGTAACAGGACTTTGAGCAGTGAAATAGGCAGTATGAGGAGTAACCTTGTCTGTATTATAGATTGCGCCAGTTCTAAACAAGGTGCCTGAGGTGCGCGCAAGTGTGAGACCTGCATTCCCACTGTAAACCAAGCCAGTCGCAATTGGGCCAATTGCGCGATACAAATCCCCCACAAACTGAGGAGAATTATACGCAGTGTTATGCATTGTGGAAGATGCAATAATCAATCCTGCAGATTTAGCCAGCGCGCCAATCTGTGCAATATAACGACATTGCCCATCATTAAATGGGAAAGTCTGTTGCACTACTTGAAGATTGTAATCAACCCCCACATATGTGACTGCATCAGCAGGATACGCATCTGCCGCATTAACTACTCCTGAGAAGTTAACTGCTGAGACGCTTGTGTCTCCGGGAGTTGTGTACTCATTGCAGAATTGCAGCTTGCCTGAGGAGATTGTGAATACTGCTGTTCCCGGAGTTGCGGAGAATTCACACCCAGCAAGTACGCCAGTGATGTAGCCCGGAACTTGTTTAAATTCTTTATTTCCATTGAGAAACTTACCTTCTGGATTCGCTGTGGCTGCAGCGAATGCTGGCTCATAGATTGTATTGTGATTGTGGTTGGCGAGAGAGTATCTTCCATCATGCACATGGTCGCCTTGTGCAACAGTTGTAGCTGTGCTGCCTACATTGCGAAGTGCAGCATTCCCAAGTTCTAGCGTAGTGCGCGCAGCAGCGGCATCTGGCTGAGAAATCAGCGCATTCCCAAAAGGTGTAGGATCTACAATCTGATCAGGAAGACTTACAACTCCAGTCGCCTGCACACGCACATGGACTTTAAGTCCTGCAGGCAACGCTTCCGTGAAAGTTATTTTCCGTTCCGCTTTCACATAACCGAAGTTCTCATCCTTGAATTGACGCAAGCCGTCAATATCTACAAAGAGCTCTTCAGGTTCAGGATAAGAGGTGATTGGCAAATAATATGTGGGACCTGCGGAAGATTCAAAAGTGAAATCCGCAGCTTCCGTGGTTCTTACAACTGGCTGTACTTCAGTTCCAGCCGCCCAAACACTATCAGACATGATCTTGTCCCTCAAAAATGTTTGTGATTAAACTGTTCATTTGCTGCTGAGCTTCGCGTGCTTGATAAGCAGCTTCCTCAGCAAACCCAATTCTACGAAGCACGAACGCTGCAGCTGAGTGGATGATTGCAAAAGGAAACTCTCTTGCAACCCAAGAATCATAACCTGCATCAGTGACATCGGGAATTACATACGCGCCCATCAGGAATTGATTTGTGGCCTGCGATGCACGAATCTGAACTGTGTCACCTGCGAGATAATACACATCTGCACGCTCAAGCCCATATCCATCTTTGGTGGCGAAGGGAGATATTGATCTCAGGTGCGCGCCTGGAATGGACTCAAAAAAATTCCGCAGATATGCGAATCTGCGGAACCTAGGAAATCTTTCTAAGTACGAAAATGAGTGCACATAATCTACTGTGGGCATGGCAACTGCCTTTTCCACAATATCTTTGGGATAATCCTCAGATGTATGTGCAGCTATTGTTGCTGATCTAATTCCGGACAAGGTGACTGTGGGCAAGTCCGGACGTGAAGTGATATCAAAGACTGCAAGTTTAAGTTCTTCTAGTGTCATGGACTCGCCCTCAAGTTAAATGAAATTACGCTTTCTTAGCAGACTCAACTTCTGCAAGTTTCTTTTCCAGCTCTTTGATCTTGTCTTGATAAGAGCTTTCGCGAGCTTCTTCAGGGAGAAGGGCGATCTCATCTACCTGATCATTGGCGGGGTCGATCCAGACGCGGCCCGAACACGAGAATTCTGCAAGAAAGGCTTTGCGAGCTTCTGTGGTATCAAACAGAATCCAGTTGTTTTGAGAAGTGCGTTCGCCATAGTGGCCTGCAGCATCAGCACAACGAACAGCAAATTTCTTAGCCATGATGTATCCTTTGTGGAAAAGCTAGGAGAGGGAGACTCTCCTAGCTATGAGCTATTACCTAATTAGGCAGCAGCAGTGAAGTTGTAGAGAACTGCGTTTGCAGGAGGATTCTTGCAGATGCAGGTAAGTTCAGTAGTGAACGTGCCGCCAGAAGCGTCAGTACCAGAATCAGGAACGTGATCAACTTCATTCCCGCCCGCATCATATTGCTGAACCAGAGTCTTAGCGCCACCCAAATAGCCAACATTGAAGGTGCTAGGATCAAGAACAAGCGCCATGTTAGAGCAGCCGGGGAGAGCATTGAACAGAGGATGCTCAACAATCCGCAGAGTTCCACGCGGCAAACGAATCGTGGAGAACTGCAGACCATAGCTATTGGATTCTGCCATGAGCTGATATGCGCCGACTTTGCGACCAATTGCGTGCAACACGTTGACAGTCTGAGCACCGCCCAGCAGAATACGAGAGCCATCGCCACCACCTGCACCATAGCTAACTTGGTTGAAGCAAGGATCAATTGCAGCGAGCAGCTGATCGTAGGTAGTTGTGGCGCCGAGGGTAGTTACGTTAGCGGCTGCGTAACTCGGCGGGTAATACGCAAGAGTGGAGGTCATAGAAATCAGACCTTCCATCTGGCGAATCGGCTGGCCATTCTTGGTGCCACTGTATTTCTGGCCAAAGATCAGCGCAGTTTCGATGTTGGTAGCGTGCATATCCACGGCATCTTGGCGAGATTCCGAAAGAGAGTCAGAACCAGCGACCTTTGCAATCACGCTATTGGTACGAGTGACCGCCCAAGAATTACGGAATATTTGCGTGTAATTCTTAATCAGAGTCGGCGTGATCGTGAGAGCTTGCGGACGCGTGGAACCTTCTTCAAATGCCGTGCCAACTTGGAACAGCTTCGTGGTGTTACCAATTGCAGCACCAGCAGTCGTGCCAAATGCGCGAGTCACAGTGATGGAAGTTCCGTTGGGAACAGTCAGCACCAGAACATGCTCGCCAGTAGCAGCGCTACGCAGAATCATGTTTGGCAGAATCTGCGAAGAATCTGCAACAGTGAAGGTGGTAGCAACACCGTCAGCAACAGCTGCGGTCAAAGTGACAGATGGGAATACCATCGCCTTCGACCAATAGCCATGCTCGGTGTTAATTACGCCCGGCTCATCGCCAAGCATAGAGGTCATTGCGAAAAGCTGAGCATTACCGCCGCCCGGCTTGAACTTTGTCAACATTGCGGCAAAAGACTTCTTGCCAAAATCGGTCGGCAGCGAAGCCGAGCCAAACAAACCAGTTACGTTAGCCATTCCAAACTCCTTTTAGAGAAAAGATTCCCAATCAATTTCTTTGGGCTTTGATTGTGTTTGGGTAGTTTGGGATTGTCCAAATCCACCAAACGCATTACGAAGATATTCGCCTGTAGCTTCTACAAGTTCAGCTTGCGAGGCTGCAGGATACTTTGCTTGCAACTGCTTCATTACGGCTTCTGCAACTGGCGCAACTGCGGGTTTCTGCAGGAAGTCGTTCTGTTGAAACAGCGCATCTTTGGCTTGGTTGGATTTGATGAGATTCGGCAATTCTGTGTCAAGTCCAGAGCGGAACTTCCCTAGACCTGAATTTACGAAATTGCCTGATTGCATCGAAGAGGCTGCAAAAACTGCTTGGCCAAGAGTGTTCATTAGCTCAACTACAGCTTTTGCTGCTCCCTCGCCACCTCCTGCAATTGCAGCTTGGTGATCAGGAGTTACGAGAGAAGCGAAATTCATGTTCTTTGCACTTGCTTGAATTTCTTCCGGCTTAAGTGCGAGATATTGAGAGGCTTGGGCAGCAGTAGGTTTAGAGGCTGACCAGAGATCTCCAAGTGCATCAATTGGATTAACTACTGGAGCTGTTGATGCTGCGGTAGCAGCCGGGCCATTCGCAGAATTATCGGGGATGGGCTCGGTTACTTTAGTGGGGGCAACTTGCTGACCGCCAAATTTTGCAGCGAGGGATGCGAGAATCGACATGATTTATTCCTGTTCCAGAATGAGATTAAGAATGGCTACCTGACCTTGCATTTGTGCGCGCTCAATTGCGAACTGTATAGGATCAGTGATTGGATTGTCAAAGGCAACTTGCACAATGTCTGCACGTAGTTCTTGCAAGACTGCCTTTTGATCTAAAGTGAGCTGCTTACTGAAGGCTTTCGCCAGTTTCTGCTCCAGTTGCATCTTGTTTCACTCCATAGTCTTGTGGTTTAGGTTGTGGGATATTGAAGGGCTGCTGCTTCTCAATTGCAAATTGTGCAAGCTGGCTCCATTGTTGGAGGGCTTGCTCATAATTACGCTGTTCAGGAGACTTGCGGAAGTCTCCAATCTCGGCCCCGCGCAAGTGCATAAGATATGCAAACACATCACCTACATTGTACTCAGTTGAGAGAGAAGGAACTGCTTGCAGTGTTTGGAATGCTACTGCAAGACCTTCACTATCCATGAGTTTATCTGAAGGAATGAGGCCATCAGAGATTTTAAATGTGAGTGCTGCATTGCGGATTGCTTCAGGATCTACATTTAGAGTAGATTTCTTATCTACTGTAGGAACCTTGCGAGGTGCTTGGAATTGAATAATGTTGGCTAGGACAATCTCCTTAAGAGGTGTGAAAAGTCTTGCTTCAAAGTGCATTGCCATGACTTGATCTCGGCCATTAGCATTGCCCATGACTGTGTCAAACTCTTGCTTTGTTTTATTTCCCTTAACAAACTGCCCGCCTCGTACAGGATTCTGACCTGTAACCTGATTGGCAAGGGATTCAAAAATAGGAAGTTCTTGCAAAGAGGATGCAAGCCTATCATCAAATGGGATAGGGAAATAAGCAGCGCTAGGAGCAGTGTTGATAGTTGCAGCCGGGCGAAGCGGGATCTTAGCAACAGGTGTGTCTTCTCTTAAATGCGCAGGATCAATCAGGCGAGGATTGTAAATTGCGCGGTCTGCAATTGCACGCCTGCGTCCTTGAATTGCTGAGTTAATTAGAGAGGTGACACAAGATTGCACAGGCTCCAGGTCTTCCGCCATTGAGCGAGTTTGCAATCCGCGACCATATTCCTTAGCTTGAGAAATAAGGATTGGAATTAAATTATGTTTGTTTGTTTGGCGCTCTGCGTAAATCAGGACTTCACTATTGATTGTGATGAATTTCCAAATTTGCGGAGTATTGGGAGCTTCTACGTTTGTGATTCCCAAGTCTGCAGGGCATACGCGCCCATAGATGACAGCTTTCTCATATGAGTCTGGGAAACTAAGTTTGCTTGAAGCCACACTTGAGGATTCAGAGATTCCTGCAATTGTGAGCCAATCAATCTCTTTTGCGCCCGCGTCTGTGAAGAACTCAGGATTGATGTCAGGAATGTAATAGCGATCTTTAGGTGCGTCAGATTCGCGCGCCTTGACATCATTAGGAAGTTTGCCTGCGGAAGGAAGTTCACGAAGCAAGGAGTTAAGAGCTACGCGAGAAATTGAGTCAATGTATCCAGCGTACTCGCCTTTTGTGGAAACTTCATGAGGCTGAACTCGCGTGTCCCAGACAGTGTTATAGAGATCTAGATGGCGAAATGCGTTTCCAGACCAGTTGTAATTAACTGCTGAAATTCCTCGTGAGTTATCAGGAGTTGATTTAAACCCATAGGTGGCGCGATTTTCCCAGACTACCTCAGCAGCGGCGAGATTATATTGAAATGCGTCACGGAAGTATTTGATGATTTCAGCAACCCACGCGCCACGAATTGAGTTCTCTTCCAAGAGCGCCGTCACTTGTTCTGCAGCTTCTGCATGCTCAGGATCTCCAAGAACCTCAAAAAGCGGGGAACCTGTGAGAAATACAGAGGCTTGATAAGTTACCGCATTTTCAATCTTGGGATGAATGACAGGAGCCACAATGTTGCGAAAACGGGTGGGGTCTCCAAGTTTTTCATAAAGCTTGGTCATGCGGGTGTCTGTGGAAGTATCCAGTTCCCGCGCAACTAGCTTATCAATTGTGCGATATCTCTCACGCAGAGCGATTCGCAAAGGTGTGGATTTAGTAGCCTCTTTGCAGAATGCAAGAATCTTGGCCTGCGCATCTTTATTAAGAAGGACTGTTGCCATTTGGTTATGTTCCTTTGGTTAAGAGTTAGCTGAAACCTTCGAGAATAAGCTCTCCCGGAGTTTCAGTTGCTTCTAATATGTCTGGAGGCATGAGATCAGCGCCCGCGATTTCGAGCAATTTAAATGACATCTTGCACACGTCTAAGATATCATCCACATTGTCGTCGCGAGTTACATCAAATGCGAGAATCTGCGTATGAACTTGTGAGCGCACGTTGCTATGAACAAATGCGTCACCTGCTCTGTATGCCCGTAACCAGTCTATGATGCCTTGGTTCTTAGAGCGCCTTCCTGAGGGCACCTCAAAAAATTTCATTCCGGTAATTTGCAGCTCGTTGATGAAATGTTCAATCCAGAAGAGGAGCGAGGCTTGGTAAGCTACAGATTCCACACCTATTGCATAGCATCCATATTGAGAGGCTAATTCAATTGCCTCTTTCACTTGCTCTCCTGGAGACATGACATAAGAGCGAAGATCTTTGAGGATTGGTTTCGCAGGATCAACACATTCAAAATAGCCAATTGCAGTGGCATCTGAATTCTTTTTCTTGCCCGCAGGATCAATTATTACAAATTTGTATAAAGCCACATCATAATCCGAATATGGATAAGCTGGCAATTTCTCCAGATCGATGAGATTGTTTCTGGAAACGTTTTCATCGTTGAGAACTTCTGCAGCAAAAATCTCAGGATGCCCAGCATCACGGTCCGCCTTATATTCTGCAATTAGTTGAGAGGCTGGCTGGAGATCTTCCCAAAGAGAGGTTAGATCAGACTGGAGACCTGCCGCGATGAACTTAATCCAGTTTGGGTCCTTTTTAATCCATTTAAGAATTGAGAAGGGAGTGGGGTACATATTGGCAACAAAGAGCATCATTGTGCCAAAGGGAGATTTCGCTTTCCCTAGAGTGCCTAAGATCCAAGTGTATAGGTCTTTGGAGATTTTCTCGGAGTTAGCTTCTTCTCTAGTTTGCGCATCTTCTAAGATGATTACATCCGGGCGCTGATGTTTCACATTCAAGCCGCGCGCTGTGCCTCCCACACCCACGCCCTTGAGAATTATTGAGCGCCCACGGAAATAGAATTTAGTGTAGTTTTCTGTATTCTTTTCTGCGTTAGCGTCCCAATTTCCAAAGATGGTTCTCACATTCTCGTGAGAGAGCATGTCTTTCACATCTGCGAGGAAATTATTAGCATGCTCTGCTGTGGCTGAAACAATGAGAATAAATTGCTTTTTGGAAAATAGGATGATCCAAATTACAAAAAGCTTCATCATTGTTGTTTTTGCGAATCCTCGCGGGAGCCCAAGTGCTAACTTTGGGAATGTGCGAGGCGCATCTTGGGAGACTAGCCAATTCCACGCTGCTAGAAGAATTGGAGGAAATGGGAACTGATACACTTCCGGCATCACCACTTGTGCCAGAGTGTTCAGATCCGCTTTCATTGTTGCTACAAGTTCCTCCGCTCTTGCGGATACATACTGAGTCTCGTTTGACATTAGATGATATCCTCTTCAGAGTGGCTAAGGAGGTTTGGCGCTTTGCCGGAGTTGTCTGAGCTAGACGGGGTAACTTGAACATTTGAGAGACTCCTATCTAAGGCAGACATTTGGAGAGGCACGAGAGGTGTGGCCCCTATCTGCACAACTTGGTTATTGGCTTGGTTAATTATGAGTGGATTTTGATTATTTGTGGGCAAAACAATTGTTACAACTGCGGCACCCTGCAAATGTGAGGGAGATGCGTCTGCTTGAGAAGTGCGACGTTTTGCGCTATTTACAATTTGCAGGACTCTCGCAAGTTCCATAGGCTTGTGCATGTAATGTATTGATTCTTGTAGGCGCGTGATGAGAGAGTCCTCAACTGCGTCTAATTTAGAATCACGATCTATGGCGCCTTGGTATTTTGCGAGGCGAGCGGCGCGGATTTCTTCTGCATCAGCCGCGGCCACTTGTGAAATATAAGAAGGATCACATCCGAGGGTGGATGCAATCATGGCTTGTGGAATGTTCTCAATTAAGAGATTGCGGATTTGGGTTGTGAGATTAGACATGGTGGTGGGCGACCTTGGATTAGGTGACAAGGTAATTTTGAATTGCGCCAACGCAGTGGGGCGCGAGGGCATAGGTGAGGCTTCTATTTTAGGAGAAAGGTAAAAAGAGAGGTTTAAAAATTTAGAAAAATTTTTTGCTTTAGGTTAGATAGGTCCGCGAGCGCTTGAAGAAAAAGGCCCCATCCCCCTGGCTGCTGCGCGCATAGGTAGGTGGTAGCAGCGCAGCCAGGAGATAGTTCGAGAGCTAGACTACTGTAGCGCCCTGGTGAATGTTGCATCGTAGCATCGCAAGCGCGTAGAAAAAAGATTGCGTGTGGATGAAGATATTTCTTTGCGGTTTTGTATTTACATGCTATATTTATATCTAGCAGTTGATTTGTTTCGTAACAGCGCGGTCGGGAGGTGTGTGATGGACTATGTTAATGTGATGGACATTTTTTGTAGTGTGGATGCTCGCATTGAGCAGGTGCGCAGCGAGCTTGCGCAGTATGAGGAGGAAGCTATCGCCTCTGCTACGGCGACGATGTGTAAGTGTTACAAAGAGCACCCAGACAGTTTGTACGGAATGGCGTTGGTGCTCCAATTGTTGAGAGGGTAAAATTCTCTATAAGTAGCTTTGAAATAGGTGGCTTACGCAATTTAATCAATTTAATCAATTTAATCAATTTAATCAATTTAATTGGAGAAACATCATGACACGCATAACAATTTACAAGACCTCTGAAGTTTTGGAAGCCGCGCAAGGCGAAATGATTGTACTTGCGAAGGGTTCCTCTAAGACTGGACGCGAGGGGAAGCAGATTAAGGTTCCCTGTTTTAATCTTGCGGATGTTCCGCACGAGTTCCACGGCATCCTCGCGGCAGCTCTTGAGGAACAAGCGAAAGAAACGCTTCGCGCGGCGCAAGGTGGAAGTGTCGCAATAGAAGATTTCTCTGCAATTAGCCTCGCGGCCGCGTATGACTCAGCGAATCGCAAAGTTGATTGGAGCCTTGAATTCGAGAGGCTTGAAACTCTCTTGATGCAATTTCAGCTCGCGCTGGGAGTGCCTGAGAAGGCTGCGCGTGGGCGCGCTCGCGAGCGACTCTTGGGTGCAAAGTCTCTTAAACAAGCGAGCACAAGTGGGGAAGCGATCTCAATTGAGATTAAAAATTCTCTTGTACTCGCGTGCGAGAAACTTGCAGGGTGGGCTGCGCTTCCTGAGTGGGCATTCGCCTCTCTGGAGATGTGGGTGGAAATGCTTTCTAATGTGGAAGTGACAAATGAAAGTGTAATTTAAAAGCAAAAGGGGAAATGGCACGTGGGCATCCCGGCAGCATGGCACGTGGGCACGGGATGCCCGAATGGCAAAATGGCAAAATGGCAAGGTGGCATCCCCTTACCCCCTCCCCTGACCCTAGGGGTAAACCCTACCCTTAACTAAGATACCCTTCCCCTCTCTTTCTAATTTAAATCCACCCCTAATTATTTCTTCCCC